AGAAGCGTAAGCTCCAGTATTACAGCAACATCTATGTCGTGAAGGATCCTAAGCATCCTGAAAACGAAGGTAAGGTATTCCTTTACAAGTACGGCAAGAAGATCCATGATAAGATCCTTGCTGCTATGCAACCTGAGTTCCAAGACGAGACTCCTGTCAATGTCTTTGATCTTTGGGAAGGTGCCAACTTCAAACTGAAGATCAAGAAAGTTGCGGGATACTGGAACTATGATAGTTCTGAGTTTGATAGTGTTAGTGCTCTGTCTGCAGATGATTCTGAACTTGAAGCAATCTGGAAACAGGAACACTCGTTAGAAGCATTCACTTCTAAGGATCAGTTCAAATCATACGAAGATCTTGAGCGTCGTCTCAACCTTGTGTTGGGTGTCGGGTCGCGTCCTGCTGCCCGTGTTCCTGATGAGTCTTTCGAGGACGAGTCAGAGGGTCGTGGATCTTTCAACGATCCTGACATCACACCTCAGTCTTCGTTCCGTCAGCAGATGAGTGCTACTGCACCGTCTCCTGTCAAGCAGGAAGCAGTCGTCGATGATGACGATGCACTGTCTTACTTCGCTCGTCTGGCGGAGGAGTGAACAAAATTATCCAGGTCCTAGGGCATCCAGTCACACTGTTTAATCTGATGTTGGTTGGAACCCTAGGATTGATTGAGGTGATCCACACTAGGGCACATCATACTATGGAACTAGATGTTCATGGTCATGTGCATCAGTATCTTAGGAAACATCCTGAGACCTGTGACTATATTGATTATTGAATTCTGTAAAACTGGAAAAATTTTTCCCGCAAATTTTTTGCTCAAAAGGTCGCGCTAGTCGTGACCTTTTTTAATTGGATTCTTTTAGTCTGGAGTTGATGTAACTGCTAGACTCTGGATACTTATTAGATCTCTTGAATTCATTAACGAAGTCAGTTAGATAGGTTCCCCTGAGAACATAGATCTCTCTTTTCTTTTCGTTCTCTTGGTATTCATACTCTAAGTTTGTTACTGATTTTGATAGTTGATTTCCTGGTACAGTAACAAAACCTACATCATCATTGAACTGATGTGATGTTTGATAGAAATTCTTATCTACAATTAGACCTGCCTCTTGCAGTACAGTGCCTCTGGGTGTTTTATATTCAAGAGTTTCGTAGTGATGGATGCCGCTGTAAGCACCATCTAAACCATACTTTTCTTCTGCAATTTTAATTACAGTTTGATCTCCAAATGGCATAGAAAACTGAGGATTGATCATACTATTTGTTAGTACAATAACCCAATCATAAAATGGATTGCCATATACTTTCTCTGCAACATTATCAAGTCGATCGCCTTCTTCTATTGCATACTTTGTAAAATATACAGCATACTCAAAGATGTCTGGATTGACTTGGTATCTTCTAAAGAAATTCTTTGCAGTAACATACTCCGACTCAGAAAATGGAAAACTGATCGGTCTTACTGGTTGTTTAATGTCTGGAATTAAAGAGAAATACATTAGAATGATGCTCCAAAACCATTATTAATTTCTTCTGCGAAGATGAGTTTTGTTTCGAGGAAACTTACAGTTAACTCTGTTGCAACAGGAGATCCATCTTCATATGTAGCGTAAGCACCATCTGGTGTGAAGTTTGCAGACACTCCTGTAATAGCACATGTTTTATATTGTGGGAGGTATGGATGCAGGTCCGATCCCATCATAAAATTAACCCTACACATGTATGGAACACCAATTGTGTTTCCTCCAGCAATATTCTTATCACCCCCTCCTTGATATGTGGCGGTAGAATTAAAGGTTGGAAGCATTGCTCTCTTAAATGTTTTGAATATAGTGGAGATTACTTCTGCTTCTTCGGAACCATGAGGTGTAAGTTTAAACTTCAGGGTGAATTCTCTTAACTCAGGTGAATCAAAAATTATTTCAACATTAGGGTTGATGATTACACCCCTAGTTGATGCAGTAATATCATTTAAGTTGAGGTTACCACCAACACCAGGAATAACATTTAATGTACCAGTTTTTAAAGCATCAATAGCATTCTCAAAAGCTTGTGATACACTAAAATCTTTTCCTAAATCATTCAGATTACCACTCGTAGCTTTGAGAGCAGCTCTTCCTAAGTTACTGAATGCTTTACCATTCCAGTTCGCCTTTGTATCTGAGGAGATATCTTGTGGCATGTACAAGATGATTGGAGGAAGAATTTTATCTACACCTTTCGTGTTGAGAGTTTCTGACCTACTGTAAGAATCGTACTTGTTTCTGGAGGCATTATTATTTCCTGCCTGACCACCTTGGAATGGTGGTGTATATTTTCCAAATTGAAACAGAACATAGTCTGTTTTTTCATCCTTAATATCTTTAGGGTAACGAAGACTCTTTCCCTTACCAGGAACCGAAGGAGTCCTGTCAGCCATGTTGATCACAACCTGTGTAGGGTTGTCTAAGCTTTTCTTACCTCTATCTCTCAGGTTATTGTCAAATTCTTCAGTGCCCTCTCCAATTTTATCGAGGTCGGGCAATGGTCCGATTATACTCATTTCACCATCTCCCTGTCTCTAGAGTGACCATACCCTTGGATGATACGGCGAGCTTTGATTTTGTCATAGAATTTTTCGTTTGTTTCTTCCCAGACAGTCTCTTTATCATATGAGAATTGGTGACCACCTTTTACCTGAACAACAAAATCTTCAACAGGAAGGAGGATGGCGGTGTCCCATTCATCTGCATGTAAATCCAGCAGATATCCACCATCTATATTAGACTTCAAATATTTATGGAAGCAACTCTTAGGTAGGTCAATACGACCACGCAAGAGTGCTCTTACTGCCATGATTCTTTTCTTCGGTGTCATGTAGTGTAAGTTGGCACCAAAAAACTCTTTTGGTGTTGCTTTTATGCAATATATGAGAGGGAACTTGTCGTAATATGGTAGTCGTGATGTTGCTTTATACTCAAACATGTACATGTGACCAGCAACAGCATATTTTCTGAGGATGTTGCCATCTTGATTAACTGTAGTGCCTGATCTATCACGCAACTCATCTCTAATATACTTTGAGTTGTCTTTTTTGAATGCGGAGATTTGTGACCTAACTTCGTTTCTATACCACTGGTATGATTGTTTCTCTCCTGCAGTTGCTTCTGTTACTTTTTCAAAAATAGTTTGATAACCAGAGTCCTCCTTTACAGAGTTCCTCTGAATATCTGCGAATCCGCGTGCCATTTTAGACTCCTAGATTATCTTCGGTAAGGATTAAAAATTTCATCTGCCTGTCCTCACAGAAGTCCTGAGCAGCGTCCCATTTGGCACGGTTCTTGGCGAACGTCAGGGCAGCCCGTTTGTAGGCAGCAGTTCTTTTATTCTTATCATATGGTGGTTTTGTTTGTTTCTTGGGTTTAATTTCAATGATATATTTCGCAACCTTCCCAGACTTCTCGCGTACCTTGATGTAAAAATCAGGGAAGTATCTATGCACTCGTCCGTCAGTCGGACAACGATATGGAATGATAGTTTCTTCACTGCCCCACTCCAAGATAGAGGGGGTACTGTCACAGAACACCATGAACTTCCGTTCCCATGACGATCTATAAATGATACGAGATGGATTGCCACGGTACTTCTTAGGATTGACTGGTTTGTATAATCCTGAGTACGCCATAAATATAAAAAGATCCACATTTATATTTAGAGTGGCAACTATCAAAGAAATCATGGAGAAGATGGGTGTGCGTGGAGGAATGGCGCTCACCAGCATGTACCGAGTCCGCATTGATAAGGGTTCGGACAGAATCACTAGTAGTGCTCTAGAAGACTATGATTGGTTTCCTGAATGGACTAGAGATCAAGAGTTCATTGAGTTGATGTGTGATGAGGCACAACTACCTAATATTCAAGCACAGACTGGTTTGATGACTGGTAGACATCTAGGTGAGGGTTCTTATCAATACCCACACACCAGAGTCTATTCTGATTTGAGCATGAGTTTCATTTGTGACGCTGCAATGACTCAGTTGAAATTCTTTTCATCATGGCACGACTTTATATTTGGTTCTAGAGATTCACTGGCAGATGGTTTCCGCCCTCAGAGAACCAAAGTAGGAAGTGCGGAAGAGTTGTTAGGACAGGGTGGCAATCCCATGAACAGTGTTGTTCGTGCTAAGTATCCAGAACAATATGTCTGTGACATTAGAGTCATGAAGGTTGATCAGGGTCCTGAAGCTGACAGAGCAAGCATAATGTATATTTTGCGTGATGCATATCCATATAGTATTGATACTATTCCACTGGCATATGGAACATCACAGTTGACAAAATGCACTGTTAACTTCTATTATAAGAAGCATGACATCATTTACAACGCTGCTCTTAAAAACGAAGCGTTATACGATACTTCTGTTACTCCACCAAGGGGCTAATTTGACTTTTTGATTCCATAAAAGTGGGAAAATTTTTTCCGCTAATTTTTGTGTCAAAAAGTCGATCTAAATAAATATACGATCTGAGGTTATTATCATGGCTTTGCCTAAGGTTGGGTATCCAACATATGAACTTGAATTGCCATCTACGGGTAAAACTGTAAAATATCGCCCGTTTTTGGTAAAAGAGGAAAAAGTGCTTTTGCTTGCACTTGAGTCTGAAGACGAAAAGCAAATTACTAACGCAGTTAAGGAT